GTAAAATCTGTGGTCGCATCACACGTTGTGAATGTTCCCGCTCCAGCACTACTGCCTCCAATAGTTGTACCATCAATGTCTCCTCCGTTAATATCAAACGCCGAACCTTCAATCTCAGTGGCTCCTGCTGTCAACTTGCCAGACAATGTAAAGGCTCCGATATTGGTTGCGGTTAGAGTGTCCGAAACCGTTACATCCCCATCAGCTACATCAAGGGCTGTTTGTCCATCTGTTCCTGTTATGGTCAGTTTCTCATCACTGGCATCCCAGAAAAAGTGGTCTCCCGCTGTTGCTGAGTAGAAATAAACATC